TACTACTACCAGTATACTGATAACGCAAGGTAGCAAATTGTTGGTATACGTCGATCTTGTAAATATCATTAATACGTGCTGGCATACCCGTATCACGGTTTTGCTTTAACACTTCAATACGCTTCATCAATTTAGCATACTGGAGTTCTAAGTCGTTAGTAGAGGACTCTTCTTTAATTCGCATACTTATGGCCATAGAAGTTACCATAAGGGTTTCCCAGCCAGATATACCGTCTACTTCTTCAGATAAGTCCGTGTAAATCTTTGGAGCTGGGATATATCGTAATTTAACAGTGCCGGCTTGAATAGTAGCCATGACGCCCGTTAATCCGTTCCGTTCCGCTTCCGTAAAGGGTTTAAGGGTTAAATAGCCTGTCCCTGTGACATTAAGTTGGTAGTCGACACCAACGCCTTTATAGAAGTCTGCCGGAAGATCGTATGTGCTTTGGCCTGCTATCAGGTTAACAAATACGTTATCTTTTACATAATATTCTTCAAAAGAACTGACAAGTAAGTCGTACAGTTCTGTATATGATTCGTTAAATAGATCCAACGCTTCTTCGTCGCCAATAAACTCAGAGTTCTCCATATCAGCTTTACGACGAGCGCGTGTTATAATTTGAGCGACTGTATAAGCCCTAGCCATATTTAGTACCTTTTAAAAATAACAGGGGAAGCAACGTATTAAGCTACTCCCCCCATTAAAAGATTCAATCCGAGCTCTTATTTGCACATCTGGATGAAGGCATGAAGGGCTTCAGCAAATTCATGGTGGTCGCCTTTTTCAAAAGCATCCATCATCTCCTGCGCTGCTTGAAGTTGACCTTCGCTAGGCTCATCTTCAGGAGATTCGTCTTCTCCAGCTTCTTCTTCTGCATCGTGTTCGCCGTGATCCTTGGCTTTCATATGTGCTACTATAAGCGCTGCTATTGGTGCTTTAGCGTCTTTTTTCATCTGCTACTCCTTAGATCTGCTTAGACCGACAAACGCACGCAATGCTGTAGCCAACCCTACATGGTCACTACCTTCCATAGCCGAAGCTATTTCATGCGCGGCTTGTATATGCCCTTCAGACATACCAGACAATTCAGGTTCTTCGCCCATAGCTTGTTTATCCGTGTATTGTGAACGCGGATCACGCTCTTGAACCAAGCGACCTGCCAATGTCTGTTTTACCTTACTGTCCATAAAATCTCCTTACGAAGCAACGGACGAGTTTCTGAGCATCAAACAAAAATGGATACGGTTAGAAGCGTTTGCGGCAATATCGGCTACGGCTGCAGCAGAAATGTCCCAAACACGTACTTGTATCGTCTGTGCATTAACAACGTCGACAGCACCGAGCTGAAGAACCTTGTCATCGCCAGCAGCCAATTGAAGGGTCAATTGAGCGTCTAGCATTGCAACATACGCATCTTGCAGGGTAATCGTGAACAGACCAGTACTCGTACGAGCAACTGACCAGCCGTTACCGCTGTTTGAAGCCGAGCTAACTGCACTTGAACCGTTCGGTGCGAATGATCCATTGATCACTACCGTTCCGAGATCCAAAGTACCAGCTAATTCTCTCCAACTTCTATTTGCCATGTGTGTAACTCCTTAAAAGTAGGGGAGGTCTCCCTCCCCCTTGAATTAGAACGTGATGACCAAGTTTTTGCCAGGAGCGTCACAACCTAATTGACTGTAGGTAGCACAACGAACTTCGAAAGCGTCAGCAGACGATTCACGAAGCATTTTGTTACCATCCAAATCAACGATCATAACTGGATCTTTCAAGCTGTAAAGAGCCCAAGTATCCATCTGAAGCATATAGATATGATTTTCTGGACAATCGCGATCAGGAAGAACCTTGATCGTTCCTTGAGGACCAGAAACTTCGATACCACGGAATGCAACTTTAGCAACTTCTACGTCGATGTACTTAACTTTAGCGCCCAAAACTTTTTCAAGTTCAGAGTACTTGCTGAAGCCCATGAATACTTGATCAGGGTTAGCACCTTCGCGACCAGCGCGACGAGCACCGTTGACTAGCATTTCGTCTACAGGAAGACCAGTTCCACTCAAGCGGATACCGCCCAAACGAACCGAGTCGATCGTACGATCTACACCGAAGAACAGGGCCGTCGTAGGGGCCGAATCTGGAATCCAAGCCTTTAGGCCGGACAATTTAGCGTTGTAATCACCAACTACGTTTAGCGTATCGCCAGCAACGATAGTCGTGGTAGGACCGCTGTTATCAACTGCACCAAGGGTAATCGTACCCAAGTTACGGTCAACATTTGTTACGACTGCAGAGCTAACGCCAGTTGCGAAAATGCGGCTCGTTGCGCCGTTACGGGCTTCAAGAGTTTGTCCGATTTCGAACTTAACGATATCTTCTACGTTTGTAAGGGTGATAACTTCTGGGTTAGCCGAGCTAACAGAAGCGATAGGACCGAGCGATCCAGAACCATCTCCATACAGTGCCCAGCTGATTGAGCGTTTCAGGGATTCCAAAGCGCCGTCGATTTCAGCCGTAGCCAATTTCAAGAATGCACCAGGATTGGTTTCGGAAGCCAAGATTGCTTCAGTGCTGATCGAAGCTAGCGAATAGTCGCTTGCACGGCTCAACGTAAAGGTCTTGTAGTTAGAAGGCTTTTTCTGTGCTTGTGCGTTTGGAAAAGCAGCAGAACGGCCTTGTGGGTTCGTGACTCTCATGGGTAACGGATAGTTAGCACCATAGAAATCGTTAATTTTGTTTACCATTGCGAAGAATGGAGCATCCTTGTACGTCAAGTCTTGGACGCGTTGTTTTGAATAGTACTGTTTCAGGATCGCTGAAGCAGAGCTGGTATCTAGAGCAGCCATGTTAGTTTAAAACTCCGTGAAAATTGTTGTAAAAAAGTTAATCGTGAAATTTAAGTTGTCGCGCTAAGTACTGTAATGCTTCGTGTTTAGGTAACTTGTCGAGGTCTACACTTGCTTGGGCCGCAGCTGCCTGCGAATGGGTAAGAGTTGAAATCGGCTCTTTTACTTCTTTTGTCGCTTGCTTCGGCGCCGCAGGTTTTGGCTGGCCAGGAGTTTGCACTACTGGTTTCGTTTCAAACCGCGACTTTATCTTACGAGTATTAGACACTTTAGAAAAGTAATCTTCGTAGTACTTCTCAACTATATCACAGGCTTCGGGATAGTCAAGCACTCTTTGGTGCTGGGCAAAGTACTCAGACATTACGTCTTTAACCAATGTAAGGGCCTCAGCGCCAACCGTCTGAATTAATTCATATTTTTCATCAGAAGCCGTTGCTTGAATATTACGATTGATTTCTTGAAGAGCAATGTTAGCTTCTTTAGCATCTAAATCAGAGAATTTCTTATTTAAAGCTTCTTCTAACTTGTCAACTTTAGATAAACGTTCTTCAAACTCATTAAACCGTTTTGTAGTAGGATCTACTTCTGGTTCTTTATATTCACCGATTGCATCTTGTGTCAAATCGTTAAAACTGATTCCTAGTTCTTTTAGGGTCTTTAAAGGAGCCTTTTTAACATTGTTCCACTTAGCTTCACGTTCTTGTAGTTCTTTGAATTTACTTTCAAAGTCCTTCATACGTGCTTCGGTTTCTTGTTCCTTTTGGCGAATTTCACGTTCTTTGCGGCTTAATGCGGCAAAACGCGATGCCATTGGATCTTTCTTTTCTTCTACGGGCTTAGCTTCAGGCTCAGCGGCTACAGGCTCTGCTGGGGCTTCTGCGCCTTCTACAGGGGCTTCGGCTGGAGCTTCTTGTGCTGATTGCTGGCTAGAAACTTGTTGAATGATCTGCTCAAGGGTAGGTAGAGCATCGGACGACTGTGCTGGCGCTGACGGGGCTGCTTCCGGCGCTGCTGACACGGGTGCCACAGCTGCTGCTGGTTCTGACATGGTAACTCCTAAAAATCAATAATTACTGAGAAGGCGGACCACCCGCCGGCATTGCACCTTGCGGTGCGGGAGCCTGTTGTTGAGCTGGGGCTGCTGGTTGGGCTGCTCCAGGGGCCGGAGGACTTCCGGGTTGCGCTGATTGCTGTGGAGGCTGTTGTAAAGCTTTTGCCATTGCCATCCACTGTCTGAGGAGATCTAACTTTTCCTCATCGACGTTGTTATTTTTAGCTTCAAGATATGCACCGTGCATCATCTCGATACCGTTTTGGAGATCTTGGAACGGCTCAGGATTCGAGAACCCTTCAATACCTTTATCCAAAATAGCTTCAATAACCTTATTAATATCGTCCATAGCCGCAGTTTTGCGATCCATGGGGACTTCAATATCTGGGAAATCAAGTAATGAAACGGCCGTATCTTGGTTGATTGCGCCCATATTCATAAGATCTTGTACAAACGCCAATCGTCCTGCTGGCTCGTGTGGCAGCATAGAAACTGGGAACATTTGCATAATGTAGTCTTCTTTATCCAAAGCCACATCAGACCATTTAATCTTTTCAATAAACTTTTTAGACTGTGCGGTAACTTCTAGCTCTTCACCATTTTCATAGATTTCTTTAGCTAGTTCAATATACTGGCGAGCCGTCTGTAAGAACGAGTGCTCATAACTTTGTGATATGATTGCAAATCGTTCAGTCTCGATGTCGTTGTACTCACGAATAGCTACACCAGACTCAAGGCCTGCAGGCTTTTGACTAGTCGCAGATGAAACCGATACACCGGCTTCTTCGTAACCTTTAGTAATAAGCCAATCAAGATGGCGAAAGTATTCAGGATGTACCGTCTGTGGAACATAAAACTCTGGTTTGCTTCCTGAGTAGTACACGATCGAACCAATTTCGTTATTTAGATGTTCTTTAGCTACACGCGAACCGTACTCTAAGAATACTTTAAAAGCCGACCCTAAATGGAATGACTTTTGAATGGTACGTAGCATCTTATTGATTTCAATTTGGTTACCAGTCAAACGCTCAGTAAGTGATTGACCCCAAAATCCCGTAACCGGTGCAGACCATTGGAAGAATGTAAATGGAAAATGTTCACGATTGTACTCTTCGTCTAGCAAGGTAGCTTTTTCAATAGTAATAACATGCCGGCCTTTAGCGCCTTCAACTCCAGGCGTCGGTAAGTGCCAAGCTTCGATAACTGCTACAAATTCAGCCAATTCTTGAGCTTTGTACAACGTACGATCAAATGACTCAGCAGATGCTGCAATATCTGACTTAAACCGTGGATACATTTCTATAAGAGTAGCACGATTGAAGTACTTAATTTGATATAGAGACTGGGGTTTGCCATAAAGAGCATCGGCCGCATCTACATAAAGTTCTAGACCTAATACGCGCTCAGTAACGATTTGATTGTCTTTGCGATAGTGCTTTAATGCACCGGCATCGAATACCGTAGAATCCCGAAAAGCCATCTGATGTAACTTGTAAATACCGTTATGATAAAAAAGTCCATCCATGAATTTAGTCAATTGCTGAGCTTGGCGTTTAGCATCGTAATCGCCACCGGATGTAAGAAACTGAATCCGAGCTTTCATTTTACTAATTTTAGCGCAAACAGTATCTGAAGTCGAAGTAATCAAGTTATACTTAACGCGGTTTTCAGGTAACATCGGCGTCGCCATTTTGGTGTAAGTAAATGGAGTTGCAGCAACTAAA